TATCAGAGACCCGAATAGCTCCAATTGCCGTTTCAAGTCGGAGAGCTCTTTCTCGCGCTGCGCTAATTCGTTCAGCCTCTCTTGCAGTTCTTTCTCTCTCTCTGTTATTTCTTTCCTGTTCTCGCTGTTGATATTCTCCAATTCTTGCAAGTAGATCTCTTTCTCGTTCTGTATTTCGTTCAACTCCTGCACTATCTGGCGTATGCGCTCCACGGATGACAAAGCCGCCGACGCCTCCTGTGAAAACAAGCAGTACGGCGATAACAGCGATAATAACAAAATAACGCTTATACTCTTTTTCATTCATGCTGCCCTCGTTTCATAATGCGGCCAGTCTGCCGGATTCCAATCTGCACCGCAAACAAGGCCGGCTTCTTTTCCGCAGTTTCGGATATTCTCAAACTGCTTCCTGAAATGCGCCAAATCCCATGTGGGATTTCCGGCACCGTCCACTGGCAGCACATCCATAGCAAAACCGTCAATATGCTTGCTTTTGAGCGTCCATGTGATAATGTAATTGTCTTTTTCGCTCCGCAGTAAATACAGACCTGCCTTTTTGCGTTTTTCATTCACACTTTCAAGTGTTTCTCTGCCCTGCGCGTAATATGCTTCTTGAACGGCAACGGTACGCCTGCCCTCGAAAGCGATATATTGATCTTCGCCTAATGTGCCGTCAAGCCTATTAAAAAAATCCGCAAATACCGGCCGCGCCTTATCATCAAGGGCGGCTAACATCCTCTTACTTCTTTCTGTCATTTTCCAATTCCCCCATCTTTGTTATTTTTAGCGTCCAGCTCCGCCACGCCCTGATTAAACCACTTGCCCCTCGCGGCGTTATTCGCCACGTCTATGCCCATGTAACTGGTGACCAACCCGACAATGGCGGTTAAAAAAGCCGCTACCATTAATTCGTTTGAAGTCGCCAGCTTAAACACGGATACGGCGACGACCAGCGCGAACATTGCCAGTATGCTCACCATTCCGAACACGAACGCCGCGCCCTTCGTCAGCTTTCTCATGCCTTGCCAGCCTTTACCGCATCATCCCGTCATAAATCTTGCTGTTTATTTCCGACAAAACAGCGCTAAAATGCTCTTTGTCAACGATTTTAAGATTCAGTTTTGGCATTGTTTCCAAGACGTCGAGCCATATTTCCTTGTTTGTTTCACTTGCCAATATGAGCTTAAATCCCGCCCGTTTTACCCTTCCGTTTACATCTATAGCCAATAACCGCAAAAACGCTTTTAGCCGTCTGAAAACAGGCGTGGCGTCGTTGAACAGCATATTTTCTAGCGTTCCCTGCGAAAGCGAGCCGAATAATTCTTCATAATCCGCCGTTATCGAAACCAGGCACGCAATCTTCGATTCTATTTCGACGACTTTTTTTTCAATAAAATCCTGCCATTTATTTTGTTTTTCTATATCTTCAGTTATTATTTTTTCGATTGTTTTTAGCTGCTCTTCATGCATTGTCTGAAGATTGCCGCAAAAATGCTGTTCTTTTTCTATCTTCATTCTCGCCAATTCAGTTTCTTTTTTGTATTCCAGTATTTTTGGCAGCCCTTTTTTTACAAAGATGTAAGCTATGATTATTATTCCAACGATTGCGAGGGCTATTTCCCCCATTTGGGGCAGCCACGATAAGTCAACCTGTTGCGCCTGTAACGGAAAAAGTCTCACTCGCCCTCCCTATACCACAACCCTAACGTAAGCCCATTGCCTGCCCCTTGACAATTCGTAGGTTTGTACGTAGTGCGTTTATGCGGTATACGAATTATCCCTAATCGCGGGCAACACCGCCCAGAATATCCGCCCACCGTTCCCACGGCAGGCGGTAGTAATTCTGGTGAACCTTTTCTGACACCCTCGCTAACAGGTTTCCTATTGATGACGGCAGGCCTATGACGACAAGATACAGCGGGCCCAATTTCTCGGACTGCCGTGAATGCCCATATTCGTGACAAATTGTTTTTTCGTTGCAATTATTGTCAGAAAGCAAAATAATAGCCGCGAATGACGCACCTGAAATAAACTTTGTAAATTTTGTATCTCTCTTAAAGTAATACCAAACAATTGTATGCCCGTCTTTTGTAATAAGTTCTCTTTTTTCCGCCTTAGTTTTTTTTACAAGGATAGTCCCTAATAACATCTGCGGAAACTGCCAAACCCATAATGATAAAAATCTTTTCATAATACACCTCTTTATATATCAATTCTTAGAACAATATCATTAATATCAGTAATGGCAGAATTTAGAGATGGATTTAAAGAGGTACTAGTACTGGAATAAGATCTAATATAGAGGTTACCTAATGATGCATATAGATTGAAAGCGCTTAAAGTAATGCTTGATGTGAATAAAGCACCGCTACAATTTATACCATTTAATGATAAATCTGCTACTATAGATGCCACAGTTGTATATTTATAAGATTTTTTATTAATTAGCGTTGCTGTAATTATTCCATTCGCGTATTGTCCTACATTAATCGCTAGATTTGAAATAGTTAAAGAAATATCATGTTTATACAAAGTCGTGGATAATTCAACATAATCATTCGATAAATGACTAAAACGTACATAGCCATTTGACATTTCTTTTATTAACATAAGATATGTAGTATTGGGATAAAGATCTATAAAATCACCACCTACTGTCCAATCACCTTGAAGTTTAACGTAGTCACCGACTTTCCATCCCATGGATACACAAGCAGCGTAACTTAAATTATTTGAGGCTTCCCATATTCTAGTCTGTACTTCAGTTGCGCTGCCGCTACTTTCAGATTCTATAACCGGATTCAACAATACCCAATATGTCCCGTCAAATATGAAGATATGCACCATCGCGCCCATCACATCTGTATCAGGGGCGGCGCCCGTCCTGAAATCCCTTATTGCCGCCGCGCCGGTTGAATTCACGTTCAACGTGGGGCTTGCCGCAGTATTGGCGTATGTAAATTTAATGCCCACGATAGCGCCGACACTGCGGACAAAACCGGCGAGCGTTCCAACTTTTGTCGTTGTTCCTGCCGCGGTACTGCTGGTGCCGTAGCCGCGGCCTAAATCTAACGCAGTCAAGTTGCTCGCCTCAGTAATCTGCCCCTGCTCGTTATATGCTATTTTCTTCGCGACCGGTGAATCAACAGCTTCAATTGCCGTTATTTTGTCTACTTTGGCGTTTTTAAGAGCAAATATCCTATTCCAAATCGTCTGCAATAACCCCCAAACCGTGGATGTTGCCGGTTGGGCTGGTGTGTCAACGGCTGTGCCGCTTCCGGCAACTAAGGCAACTGAGCTAGATGCTTTGACTCCTAATTGTGTATGTGCATCCACTATTCCATTTTCAATATTGTTCATGACTTCAGTGGTAAAAGACGTTCCCGGCTCAGTTACGGAGTCAGGTGTATTATCAAGATAAACCGTTCCAGCCGTCTCTCCAGACTTGGTAAATTTGTTCAGCCCTTTTCCTTTCCGGGACTTCCAATCTGTTTTAGTGTATGCCATAGCCATAACGTAAGCCTATTGCCCGCCCCTTGACAATTCGTAGGTTTGTACGTAGTATAAATACACGGTATTCAGGAGGCCGAAGTGAGAAGGCTGGTTTTTGTTTTTTGCGTTCTCTTTTTAGCATCAGTTTCATGGGCGCAAACATCGTCCGACATTGAACTGGGAATGTCCGTCGAAGATTTTAACAAACTTTTCCAATGGCCTATTCTTGAGAAAAACTTTACAGGTCATTACGAAATTAGTACGGATTTGTTAATAAATAAAAACGCTGGCGTTGTCTCGTTCGGCGGATATGTTCAATTCAAAAATGGTGTTATAACAGGTTATTACAAAAAGGTCGGGTATATTGCAGCTGATTCTGCAGGAAACGGAATATTGACTTTGTGGAATTCAAGTCTGCCTTCATACACGGGACGATGGGGGGAGCCTGTCATAACAGACACTACAAAGACAACGCCCGCCAGAAGTTTTTTTGATGGCTTTCAAAAAGGTTGGACTTTAAGCGCTGTTTTCCCTAGCGGATACAAACTTGAAGTTAAGCCGTATGATTACAACAATTTCAGAATACAATTAACATTGGGTGATCCGGACGTGAGATACATCGAAGGGGGATACGGAAAATGAAAAAACCGCTTATCGCCCTCGCCCTTGCGCTTTTCCTGTTTTCGTGCGATAATGGGGATGTGGAAAAACAAGAACAAGAAACAGGCCCCTTTTCCCTGATTGGCACATGGGAAGCGGAAGGGGAATATGTAGTGCCAATGATGGGAAACGATCAGCGGACTTATAAAAGCACGCTGACTTTCCTTAGTGAAACTGAATTTACAGAAATAATTCACTATAAATCTAAACAAGGCACATTCGATTTTACCAGTGAAAACGAAGGGACATATACTCTTGAAGATGAAAAAATAGTGTATACTTACTCGTATAAATCATCAGACGGATCAAGCGGGGGGCCGTTCCGCAACTGGACAGCGCCCTTCAAAATTATCAACAAAAACACGCTTGAAACCAATATGTTTATTCCGGCTGAATATGTAAAAAGCATGACGTACAAGCGGAAATCTTAGAGCACTATTTTTATGACATTTCCGACTTGTTTATCTACCCACAAAGTCCCGGGTTTGGAAGGGTCAGGTGATTCCGGCAGCCCTGTCAGCTTAAAAGTAGCTCCCCCCGGCCCCGCGTTTATCGTTACTGTCTGACCGATGGTATTAGTTGTATTACTGTGGCCGTCATAGACTCTGGTAGCTATCAGCGAACCGCTTATATTATAAAAAGAAGCCGTGTACCTGAGAACGTAAGAGGAATCGCTTACCCATACATACTGTTTAATAAAATTAATATAAAGCAGAGGAGTACCCCCGTATTGTCCTCCGTGCGGTAAAGTATATCGGTATGATACCGCCGATCCGTCACTGTTTCCTATCGGTGTTGGCGGTATTGTTGATAAATATCCGTTAACAAAATTCACTAAAGGTGTACTGGCCTGATATACCGTAGGAGACCCCTGCGAGGTCATCTCATCAGAAACAAGCAGCGGGCCGATGTTTATTGTACCGCCTTGAATTTTCATTTCATACCCGGTAATTCCTGTGAAGTGCCCCTCATACGCTTCTATCCGCCCGGTAAAAGTTCCACCGACAGCATTTAGCTCGCCGTCAGTTCCAAGATAAAACCCTGCTAAATTATTAGGATTGTTGCCGTTCTCGTCATAGCCGCCGCCGTATATCGCGCCTTCGTGTTTGCCGTCAGCGTCGGTTAGTGTTTGTATTCTCAGTTTATGCGAGAACAATCTTTCTATCATCGCGGTTTTGGCTATTAAGTCCCTGACAAGAATGGATAAAAAAGTACCCCGCGGCGCGTTCTCCGTAAGGTCGAGCAGCGCATCAATATAGGGATTGCTGTCAAAATTGCCGTCCGCTTCCATCTGGACTTGTTCCCACTGTATACCAGTCCAGCGCATACAATAGCCTTCTTTCCAAATACTGTTCGGCACGTCTTCGCCAAGATACGCTACCCAGTCGCCCTGGCGGGCGATATACGTGACTGTCTCATTACCGATCTTGATTTCCACTCTCTTCGTCCCGGTCTCCGCATAACAGGCCCCCAGATACCGCGGAGTATACACCACGCCTTTGATGTACAGAATCGTTTTATATACCTGCCCGAAATATTCAGCCTGTACGATGATGTAATTCTCCGAATCAAGCTCAGCTTCCTTGCTTACTGTGATAATACCCTCTTCGTCAATGCTTACCCCGGCAGGTGGATCCACCAGCGAAAAAATAATACCGTGGACAATCGTTACAAAGTCGCCAACCATCGGATCAAATAAATTCATCCCGGCTCCCGGATAACGCTGCATAGCGTTGACAACAATTGAGCCATGATATAATGTTGCTTTCGTGGTAAAAGGCAAGTTGTCGGCGAATATATTTCCCCTGTGATCAACGTCCAGAATTATATTCTGAATTGAGAGTATGAGCCGGTATATTCTATTGTTAATATCTTCTGTGCGGCCGGCCACATCGGATATTCTGTCATTGATAATTTCAACATATCCAGGAATGGAAGGCGGCAGTACAGGCTGCTGCGGAGTGGTGACGAAATCATTATACGACGGTATCGCGCCTTCGTCGGCAGTGTAAATCCCTTCCTGATAAGGCATGAGCGTCAGTTCAAAAGTACCGTCGCCGCCGGGCTTTTTCCCGAAACATATAGCCGGAGCGGTGATCTTCCCGTACTCGCCGAACGCAACTAAGTCGCCCTTCTGCGGGATAAAAGGCAAAGAAATCGGTGGGTTAAAAACAAAATTGCTGTACAGGCCCGGCTCGGTGATCGGCACCTGTATTGTCCTTATTACGCCATCATGTATACCGTCAAAGTGCATTATCTTTATGCCGAATTGTTTATTGGTAATATCCGACACGTCAAACTGGCCGTCTGTCTGGATTTCAGAGATTAACCCTCCTGCCGTCTGTAGCCCGGTTATCATCGCGCCTTCGCCTATACCTACGGTGATGGTGTAATCCTGCACTTCCACGCGGTCACCTATTCCAATAAGGTAGCCGACGACAGAAACTTTCCGCACCCATATCTCAGGTCGCAGACGGCGGCAAGCCAGCAAATATCTGCCGTTTTTGAATATTTGGTGGTAATCGGTGATAAACGGCATTTCAACGGCTTCTATCCTCGATTCTGGTTTGGTTTTACCTGATCCGTCTGCCATAACGTAAACTTCGGTTTCCTGATAACCGTCAAGCTCGTTAATGAATTTTATCGAATAGCCGTCTGGTAAATCTTCAAAACTTTTGTGGTTTCCTGCCTCCAGGACGTTTTGGTCGTTGAGAATCATTACAGGGTTTTTTCTTTCTTTGTCGATTAAAACCGCGTATTTACTGCCATTGAGTATTCTTATCCCTCTTCCTGTGGAGAGTATCATATTCAAAACTTCGTCAACCCTTTTCTCGTTGGTCAAAACTCCGTTACAGGTATAATTGCGTTCATCGCACCACTCGTAGAATTCGCCAAAAGAATCAAGGTCAAGCATATTTTCGGAATCTCCGGTATAGGCGTTATTGCCAAGCGCTGGAGATTGCAACATTTTAAGAGCTAGGCTGGCTGGATTGCTCGTTGGCGTTTCTTTTGTAGACCACACCGAGCCGTCCCACGTCCTGGCTTTTGACCAAACTATGCAGTTCAAGGCGTTAATCGTTCCCTGCAAGTTTTCAGTGGCTTTAATTCTAAAGCCAAGCCGCGCCGTTTTATCCCTATACTTTTGAATCATTGGAACTTGGAGAACCATTACGCCGTTATTTTTCTCGGTGGCTTCATTGTCAAAACACCATGTTCGTATCGCGCTCAGATAAACGGTATCAGCAGTGTTAGTGTCGTCTGCCTTTTTAGTCGTCGTGCGGATTACGCGGATTTCAATGGTTCTGTCATGGTCTTTAACGTCATTGTAAGAAAATGACTTTTCAGCGACAAAGCGCATAACCTTAGCTTTCTGACGCTTAATGGTGGTTGTCTTGGTCGCCGAACTGTAATCGGTGGGAGAATGATTATCTTTATCTGAGTTGCTTGTCCCAAAACGCCCGAACTCATGCCATGTATCTATGTTATGATTAGCCCTCCACTCCACGAGTATGCCGACCGAAGCGTCTTTTTTGTTTCCCTTGTCGTCATAAGAGATAAGCCCTTGGTTAAAGGTTATTTCAACCTGCACCTTTTGCGGATTTTTCGCAGAGAAGCGGATCGGCTCAAGCCTTTTGTTTTCCGACGGATCGTCCTTGTTTTCGATGTTTAAGAGTTCTATGCTTAACCGCTCTTCCACGACTTTCTGCGGATACAGCGAGACTTCGCTCGCGCCCTGCCTCAGTTCAAGTTGCGGATTGCCTTCATCGAAACTGGGATCGCAAAATCCGTCGCCTTTTATATATTCAATCGAGCCTTCCGTCTTCCCCGCTTTATTTTGCGCCAATCCGCTTACGGGTCCAAGTTTAATGTCTCTTACATCCAGTTCTCCCCAACCAAGCAAATACAGCGCGTTATAATACTGGTCTTCGCCGTCTTTTCCGCCTATCTCGGTATAGGGTGAACCAATATACATAGGCGTAAAAAGATGTTTGCCCAAAACCATTGGAATTGGCTTGTTTTTATTAGACTGGTTTTTCGCGCCCTGCAATTGCGGTATTGTTTTAAGATCGTCAGGCTGGTTACTCGCCCCAGCGTCCGGCATGAGCCAGTTCATCAGCCCTTCTTTGATCCAGCCGATTATGTTTTTACCGGTGACTTTTTCAACGATTTGATCTGTGATAAAAAGAAGGGGAATCGCAAACGACGCAATTACAATGGCTGTCGCTTTTGGAAATTCTCTTATAGTGCAAATGTCATTTTCTTTCAAGATATAATTTTCGTCAACTTCATTTCCATTTACAATAATTATTGAGTTTCCATAATCAAATTTTAACACCTCGCGTATCTGTGCGCCGTTTTTAACTTCAACGGTTTCGTGCGTATCGTTAAACGGGCTTTTGAAGATATTAATGTACACGGTAATACCCCTTTATTTTGCTTCTATACCTGTATAACGGTTCTATTATTACTCCGATTTTTTCCATGGCGTGGATAAAAGTGCCGTCTCCAAGACATACCCCTACATGAGACGGCTGACCGAAGACCAACAATTCCACGACCGCACCCTCTTCGGGCTTGTCAAGTTTAGTATTGGGAATATACGCTTCAATGCTTTGAAGCGTAGAAATATTTGTCGCGTTTTTCGTATCGCTGTAAAAAAAATCAGGGATATTCTTCCCTTGACGGCGCATTAATTCCATTACCACCCCATAGCAATCCATTCCAGACGAATCCCTGCCGTGCGGCTTGTAGGGTATCCCTACCAAGTCTTTTACAATCATGCGCACCCCGGGGAGATCTGCGGAGTGCATTTTACGGATGTGAGTACGTAGCCTTGCCTCTCGTCAAAAGACATTTCCCATGATATTGACATTTCAGTCCAGTTCGCCGCCCTGAGAGTGAAATAATTTTCTTCAAGCGGCTCTATTCTCAAAATCCCTTCATCGTCATATTCAATCACCGCTACAAACTCCAATATTGCCGGGATTTGCGTCACTCTTATTTTCTGTATCCACGACTGGTCTACCGCCGATATGGTCAAAGTGGCGTTGCCTATTCTTTCGCCTTCAATCGCCGGAGGCTGGACTTCAAAACGCGATGCGACGTAATTGTCTCCGGTATATACGACATCTTTATCTGAATTCGCGAAATACATGATACCGTAAGTTTCGTGCGTTACTTTTATGAGGCAAGGCAGTTTCGCAAACACTTCCTGTGACGCCAATAATTTTTGAATCTTTGTTTTCACGTCGCCTCCAGCCAAACCATCGTGATTTCAAGATTATTAGCAGACGTGTTTTTTTTGCCTATTTTTGCTTGCGGATCAAACCTGTATTCCGTAATCGCCCCGGTATTATCGTCTATTTTTGGATAACCGAATGTAAAAAATCCTCTTCTGCATACATTAACCCACCAACTGTTAAAAACCCTGTATTCCTCCAGCGTCATGTGCATTGTGACGTTAAAACTGTCTGGTGTGCTAATGTGGGCAATTCTTGTAATGAGTTTACCGCTCCTAGTCTCTTCCGCGATAACAGCCGGTGCGGACTCCCATGAAGAAGAATTTAAGACGGTACCTATTCTTTTGCCTTTAAGCGATGGCCAGTTAATCATGGAATTACCCTTTTCGACGCCCTTCTGCTGGAAACCGCGTCAAGCGCGTTGTCATACTTTCCGCTAGCCAACCCGCTTTGAACGGTCTTATCAATTATTATCTGTATGTTTTTAGCGCCATCTGCATCGACGCTTTCGCGCGTTGAAACGCCGGAATCTGTATTATTTATGACCGTCACGTATACCTGAGCGGCTCCTCCGTTATTAGCGAGATTCTCCGGGTGTTTGGTGGCGATAATGTAATCCTCAGGGTCTGTCCTGAAAACACCGTGCGGGCTTAATATCATATCGTTCACAGTTTTCGTCTGGTAGTTTTCAATAGCCCATTCTGCGTTCAAGTGCCGACGCTGCTGTAGGTAGTATTCTTCCTGTTCTTTGAGAGCTAAAAACAGTTTGGCGTATTGTTCGTTTAACGCCCTGAGACGTTCCGCTTCAGTTTTTCTTTGATCGTTCGTGTCCAAAAGGCTGTCGTATAAATCGGACATCTGCCCGAATAAACCAGACGTGATAATATTTAACACCTGCATTATTCCCTGACCCAGCAATTCCAACAATTTGCCTACGACAAGCAATGGAAGCAACAGGGTTTTAATCAGCGGCTCAAGCTGTTTTAACATATTGGTAATGGGGCTTAAAATCATATCCATGCCTTCCATGCCGCCTATTACGTCTTCCAACGCGCCAGCGAACATATTAATCAGCCCTATAATCGGGCCCCCCATTTCCATGCCATGCATGAAATTGCCAGCGTCCGAACCTTGAATTAAATTCATTCCAGCTTGAGCAGCCCGCGCCCCGGCGTATTGACCGTATTGTTCTTTGGATACATCCTCTCCTTTAGATATGCTTTCTCGAATCGAACGGAGCGCGTCGTCTATCTGCGTCATTATCTCGCCCATGAAGTCATAGCCGTTGGTTATATAGTCAATCTGCTTCTGGACCGATAATGCCTGTTGCGCGGTCTTTTCCGCTATAGTCTGTTCAAGCATTAAGCGTTTCACCGCCAGATCGTACGTTGACATGCCGGCGTCCTTCAGTTTGTCGGTAAGGTCGGCGATATAATTTTCGCCTTTTTCTACGATGTATTTGAGCTTTTGTATGTCGGACGGATTTATTACACCGTCGCTTTCCAGTTGTTCCTTTGCCTGCCATTCCACGCGGTATGCCGCTGGCAGCGCGGAAAGGCTCCTTTCTATCTCAAGCTCCTTAATAATATTTTTGAAATGGGCTTCGCTTGCCGCCTCTTTATACTGCTGCAATAGGGCAATCGCTTTCTTGTACGAATCATCCTTCACAATATCCCACGGCTCAGTAATCCGCGCCTCGGTCATCATCTGTACCAGCGATCTCAATTTTTGGGCAAATTCATCAAGCACATCTGTTTTATCCAAGCCAAGCAGTTCATACACAAAATCTCCCTTTGGCGTTACTTTTAGGAGCCTGTCCATTACTGCTTCTATTCCTTCTTCAGCGTATTTCTCAACGGTTTTAAGCCCGCCCAATTTATCTACAATTTCATTCGTATAACCGGTTGCCTGGGCAAGCAGCATTACCCAGTCCTTAAACGGATTACCCGTTTTATTCAGATTTTCCAATTTTTTTATTAGCAGCTCTATCGCCTTGTCTATTTTGGAAACTTCCTCGGCGCCTAAATAATTCTGAACTTCTACTTGTTCCCATTTATTCGTTGACGGATTATACTTGTTCCCTGTCTCTACCTTCATCTGGTTGTTTCGTATTTGAATTAACTTGTCTATCTGCTCTTGTATTTTCTCAGCCTGCCCTTCCGCCGTTTGCACGTAAATCTCATTAACAAAATCCATCGCGCTGGAATATGAACTTTTTAACTTGTTGAGATAATCCACCTGCTTCTCAATCAGGTCAAAGCGCTGTTTGTCGTATTCTATAAGCGGTTTATATATATCAAGGATTTTTTGCATTTCGTTTTTTTGTTTATTAAATTCATTATAGATATTACCAGCCAAATCGCCAATATCAAGAAACCAATGTTTTTTTGATATGGTTTGTGACGTTTCAAGAGTTTTCGTTATAAGTTCGGCTTTCCTATATAAGTCTGACGCCGATGATGAACCGTCCTCAATTCTCTGGTCTATTTCCGCAATTTCCTGTTTAGCAGCCATAAGTATATTTTTAACATACGCTGCGTCATACTCTATTTCATTAAACCATTTTTTTTTGTCTACTATGCCGGAAAGCTCTGCCCATAACGCTTTGTTTTGCTCTTTTAAGGATGCAAGCGATCCCTTCATGTTCTCAAGCGTCTTGCTGCTTTTTTCCATCGTTCCATAAAACCTTCCGCCTTCCTGCGTGGCTTTTTTCAACGCCTCCGATATTGCCTCAAAACTGGTCTCGCCCGACCTGCCGATGTCGTCAAGCAGTTTCTGTATCGGCACGCCTGCGCTGGCAAGCTGCCTCATGGTCATTGCGCTCGCTTCCTCGGCGCTTGTCATCTTCGCGTATACTTGTACGAGGTTGTTGAATTTCTCGGCTGAACCCGCCGACAGGTCGCCCAGCATTTTCAGCGTGGGCATTAGTTCACGGGAACTTACGCCGAATTTTTGCAGGGTCGCGGCGGCGTCGCCGTATTGCTGGACGTTAAAGGGCGTGTTGGACACTTCCCGGCGCAGTTCGTTAAACATCTTTGACGCCTGCTCAGCAGATCCCATAACAACCTCAAGGTTATTCTTTATCGTCTCGTATTTGCCGAAAGCGTCGATGGATTCTTTTACATACTTTACAGCTGCTTCTCCGACCGAAATTAACGCACCTGCCACTGCCGTGGCGGGACTGACCATGCCCATAAGCCCGGCGGCGATTGAATTAAGCGGTCCCGGCAGCTTGTTGGCGATG